ATTATCATAATAATGTTTGGTTGTTAGTTGCATGGTTAAATTTCTCCTTTTAATTTAAAATTTATTTTTACATTCTTCATCATCATAATATAAAATATCTTCATTGGGACTAGCACAAGAAAATCCAATGGCAGGACTTAATTCTTTAGTTTTATTATCATTTGATTCTGGATATTCACGATTAAATAATATAACTGTTTCTTGTGATTGCAATTGATACATTGTGGCATTTACAGATTGTTTATGTTGAAATACTTGAAGATATAGATCAAAAATAGCAAATAGGTATCTTTCAATTAAAATTCCTATAAAAATACCTATAAATATAAATAAATAATTCATAATGTCATATATTTAATCCTTTCTAATTATTTTTTATTTAAAGTAGAGTAGGGTAGGGTAGTTAAAGGACGTTAAAATTAATCCAATTTCCATAATCGACCTGTTATGATTTAATTGATGTGTAATACAAATATATTTTAAATAGTATTATGAAGAAATTTTCCATATATAATTACCTGCTCTTTTAATAAAACCTTGAGTACATTTTCTAATATTTTGAGATGGTATATTACATAATTTACCTGCCTGAAATATGGAGTCATATGTATTTATATAATTATTATTTAAATCATATTGCTCTACTTTAATAGATTGATTAGTTTGTAAATTATGATAATAATTAATATCATAATTATTATTTATATAATCATCATAAAACAACCATATATAACCAAATGCTGTTTTTCTTCTAGGATTAGATTTTCTACAACATTCTCCTATATTAACTGAATTTATTTTTAATTCATTAGTTATTGATATTCCACTTTCCCATATATTTATTAAATCTCCATTTAAACTTAATTGAACAATTTTTTTATTCTTGCTTAAAGACATATTTCTTTTTGTATCTTCTGACATTTTAATTCCTTTTTTAGATTTACTTATTTTATCTCTTGTTTCTATTGACATAATATTAAATTCTCCACCAGGTGTTAAATTATAACCATAATTTTTATCTATAGAATTAAATGTTGTAATATAAATATATTCAAAATCTTTTAAATCATCAATATCACATTTTTCTATAATCTTGAATTCAAAATTATCTTCACCATATTTATTCCATGATCTTTGTAAATATTTATTATGATGTTTATTATTTCTTAATTCACTTCTGTGTTGATCCCATCTTAAATAAATATCTTTTGATATACCAATATATATTTTGTTATTTATTTTATTTCTAATTAAATAAACTCCACAATATTTTTCTATTCTCATTAATACTATCCTCCTTTAATTTAATAAAAATAGGAGTAAATAATTTCTACTCCTATTTCTTAATCAAAGGCGAAATTATTAGCCTGAAACGTATTACTCATAAGGTAATACGGTAAATTTATATAAATATTATTAATTAATAATATTTAATTAACCCAGTAAATCAGCTAATTGTGCTGTCTTACTTCTTTCAGTAATATTCAATTCAACACATCCAAATAATTCATTTCCTTTTAAACATTTTATAATCTCTTTTAATCCACTATTTCTTTCAAAAATAACATTATCAACTTGTTTAAAATCTCCGTTTAACCATAATGTACTACCTTCTGCTAAACGACTTATTAATAATTGAAGATGTTCTTTAGTCATATTTTCTGCTTCAGAAACATAAACAATTGAATGTTTAATATCCCTTCCTCTAATAAATCCAAAATGTTGCAATTCTATTTTACCTTGCCCAATCAGCATTTTTAAACCATCTACACCACCCAGATGATCAGCAAGTGGCATCGCCCAAGGCAGTAACTTATCCTCATTTGATCCTGGAAGATACCCGATCTCTTTGGAATTCTTAACAATATAATTATTTCTTACAAATATAATCTTATCGTATATATTTTTCTGAATCATATTTAAAGCATGTGAAGACATAATCAAATCTTTACCAGATCCATGCTTTCCAAAAATACATTTAACATTTATATTTTTATTTTGAAATAAATCAAATGCTAATTCTTGTTGTATATTTCTTGGTTTTATTTTTCCTGTATACATATTATCAATTTGTTTATAAGATAGAGGTGAAAAACCTTTTCCTTCATTCCATTTTTGTCTATCTATAATTTCACCATTAATATCTCTAATAATCAAATATTCATTATTTAATAAACCCCATTTATTTGTAGGATTCTGATAATGTTCTGCTAATTCTATATCATTAGAAATACAAACTTCTTTATATCCAGTATAAATTTCATCACTCTTACTATCTTCAAATTCAAACATATTACATGGTAGTTTTAATCCTTTATCTGCTTTGACAAATAAATTATAATCGTCTGTCAAAAATAAAACTTCATTATCATCAATAAAAACATCATATGCCATATTTAATATAGCATTATCATTACTATGCTCAATAAATAACCTATTTGCAGTGTTAATATCATTTTTAATTACAATTTCAACATTATCAGCAGATTTTATATCTTTGATTATTTTCCTTGCTTGATATGATATTCTTTCATCTCTTTTAAGTTTATCCAGTTCTTCTATTGAAACTATTGAAATGTAGACCTTTTGATAATCTTGAAGATTAAATTTTTGGTTAAGGAGTACATTTGTATCACAAAAAACTTTAAGTGTTTTTCGTTCATCTTGCATAGAATTCATTCCTTTACAGAAAATTTTTGTTGCTACCATTTAATCTTTCTTATACATTTCTCTATTAATTATATCTTTCATATAATCTGGAACCATTGGTTTTTTCCTGCGTGATTTTTTCTTACCACATATGGTAGTTAAGTCAGGATACTTCCCACCTTCCATTTTTAAAATTTTTTTAGAGATTAACCATTCTTTTTCTTGTTGAGATACTTGTTTCAAATTTAATTTAGATTCTCCTTTTGTAATTTATTTTTTTGTTAATTGGTTTGTAAGTTAAATATAAAACAAAAAGAGAGTGGGATGTTAAATCCAAACTCTCTTAATATAATTATATTTTAAAAATGTCACTCATATATATTTCTCATAGAATAGTAATATTATTTTAACAATTTATCAAATTTAAAATATCATTTATATCTTCGATATCACCACAAGATAAAAGAATTTCTCCTTCACCAATTATATTTAATTTATATGTATTTGGGAAACTATATACTTTAACTGATACACCATTTTTCATTATACATTTTTTTGTTCTATTTCTATCGACAATATCAATAAATCCACATAAATTTAATTTTTTAATTATCCTTTTAATTTGCCGAACAGATAATTTTGTAATTTTATGCAATGTAAAATGATAACAATAAAAATTATTTCCAAATAATTTACTTAAATATAATAAAGATAAAGCAATTTTTCTTTCTCCTTTTGATTTTAATTTATTAATATAATCAATCTCGTTTCTGAATATATTAATTTTTATATCATAAATAAATATATAATCTTTTTTATAAACATTATTAACTGCTTTTTCTAATTCAGAAATTACAATACTAAATTCTAAATTACAATTTTGTTTTTTTAGCCAATCTAATAATAAATCAGATGTTCTTTCTTTATTTAATCCTATATGTTTATAATATTTACTTATTGTAATAAATGCTCTATTTAAATTTTTAACATTAAGATAAAAATCATTTAATAATTGTATCGCTTTTTGTTTTTCATCAAACAAATTTATAATGCCCTCCTATTAATTTAATTTTACCTTCATTTTCTAATTGTTTATAGTAATTATCTTGATAATTACGGCAATAATTACAATATTTTTGACTAGATATTGTTGTTTCAAATTCTTGATTACAAAATATACAAGCTTTAATTTTTACTCCACAATTAAATCCATTGTTTGTATCTACTGCAATATTATATCCTTTATTCTTAAAAGGTTTTAATTTATCTAAATATTTTTGCTCTATATTAAATTGATCTTCATATGGTACTATTTCTAAAATAATAAATTCAAAATTATCTTCACCATATTTATTCCAAGCACGTTGAAGATATTTATTTTCATGTTTTCCTTTGTTTAGCTTTGTTAAATGAGTTATTTTTCGATTATTAAAATTATTTGTACTTCCAATATAAAATTTACCATTAACATTATTCAATATTTTATAAATATAAGATATTTCATTTAACAAATAAGATTTACCTCCTGTAATTTATAAATATTTCCAAGATATTCATATTCACCATCTTTATCTTTAATAGGCAACATTATATTTACTTGTTTTAAATTATCTAAAATACCTTGTGAACATATAATCCA